CTATTCCTTGATATGTTCAAGACTTCTGAGTTGGGACAAGAGATGTGTAAGCTCGTTGCAGCTATCATAGCTCTTCCTTTCGTCAAGATGGCTGATAGCGATCTATGGCGCTTCTTTTCGGATGTTGTGATGGGGAAAGATCCTTATATCAACGTTTTGTCATGCATACATAGGCTGCTATCACTTGGTAGCCAGGTGTGCTATGGCTCAAGGACCTTTTCTGAAATAGCTTTCGGAAGCAACCAGCTTGCCGTTAGCCAACTGGTCAAGGGAGTTGATGAGCTTACAGCTCTTAAGTCTCAAATCAGTGAGGTACCATCATTGCATTCAATCACTTCCACCGCTTACTTAGCCAAGAGTAGATTTTACATTGAGCTGGGAAATGAGCAGATGGGAAAGACGTGTGGCACTCCACTTTATTCTACAGTATCTTCTTTGACGCAGAGAGTGAAAACTCTCAGTCAAGAGATTGCTGCTAGGACATATGGAGATGTTCGGGAAGCACCTATTGGATTTCTTATATATGGAGACCCAGGAGTTGGAAAGAGCACCATTCAGAATGTCATTCACAATTGTGTTTGTAATTTCTATGGTGTCTCCTCCGAATATACCCGCTTTTGTAGGTGGCCATACAATCCGGATGAACAGTTCGACTCGGGATACAATTCCAGTATTGTCACAGTTGATGTTCGTGAGGCTGGTTCGAATTCTCGAGCTGTCTCTACTTCATTGGGAGAACCTGCGTTGAACAAGATTTTGATGTGGATGGACAATGGTCCAGTTGTGACAACACAACCAGACCTTAGTTCAAAAGGGAATGTCTACTTTGGTGCCAAGTGCATCATGATTGACACTAATAATCCTTCTCTTAATGCAGATGTCGTGAAGTCAAATCCCACGGCTTTCTGGAGGAGGTTTATCCACATTCAAGTTCAAGCCAAACCTGAGTATAGATTTGAAAATAGTACTGCTCTGGATCCTTCTAAAATAAAGGGTCATGATACCCTGGATGTTTATAACATCAATATGTATAGAAGGAGACCTGCAAAAGAGCAGCCAAATCTCAAGTCTTATCAAGCACCAATTGCGTCTGGTATCACAAGCCATAAGGAGTTTTGCACTCAATTGAGATTACTCTTGAGTGAACATGACTACCTTCAAAAGAGCTTAGTTCAGACATTGAAGAAAGGAATACCCATGTATTGTGAGCCATCTAACAGTGTTTTACGAGCAGACTTTAAAGGTATGTGTGCTACAGTAGAGAGCGTTGCAGTGGAGTTAGGAAAAAAGCCTGACCGTATGCAATTACTGTTGGAACACTTGGGTTCCCTTGAGGAAGGGTGCCAGGAAATGTTCATAAGTGGAACATTATTGGAACCTGAACTCAACTACCTCGTTGAGCGCATCAAATTTATTCAGAGGATGTACTCTATAACGCAGGGTAGATTGAAAAATTCTTCAAATGTAGAGCGAGAAATTATCAGAGAGGTCTCTTTGGATGAATCCTTAGACAATCTTATTTGGTATGTGCGTCCTACCAGCCAACCCAGCTGGAACAGTTCATGGTGGTCTAATTTGAATGACTACCTTTGGCGTGCAAAGTTCTATGCTCAAAATTGGTGTAGGCCTAGAGAGTGTTATTACTTCTTCGCAAGGCGGAGATTTAGTGAGTTTACCGAAGCCCATTGGTCTAAATTGGTTAGTGGAGTTGTCGGAATGACACTCTTGTTTGGTCTGGCAGTCACAGGACTGTCGACTATTCTTTCTTTGCGTAGTTCGCAAACCCAAGGAGCTGAGTTTTCTGTTGAAGAAGCACAACCATCTGTGTTGCCAAAGAAAGTTCGACCAACTAAGTTGGACGTTGAGCAATTCAATCAGCGTGTTGTGCGTATCCAGAAAGAACCACCCCAAATCTGCTACAACAAACCTGAAGAAATTCAAGCATACCTCCGCACTAATGTTCGGAAGATACGCAGGTTAGCAGAAGGGTATCAGCAACAAATGTGGATGCTTCTTATTGATCAGTCTTTAGGAGTTTTCAACTACCATCTGCTCAACGACCCTTCAGTGCCCGACGGGCACTATCATAATGAGGGTAAATTTGAGTTTCTGGTGGATTGTAATGGGAAAGACCATTCCACATTTTTTGTGCCAGCTTTCTTTTTTGTGGTGCGAGAGCTTGACATGGTTTTTGTTGACACATCTGGCCTGTTTCCAGGTCATGATATTTCTAACCTTTTTATTCCTACTGCGGGATACCTGCAAATAGGAGCGACGTGTCATTCGGTTGATGGAGAAACCCCCTTCCAAGGGGTTGTTCCAATATCTTTTGCGGATTCGCCGTATGTGAAAACCATGCCATGTCTTTTGGCTGCGCCAAATACAAAAGCAGTGCCAGGACTTTGTGGAAATGCCATTCTCATCACTATGGGAAAGGCAACATATATCTTGGGACTGCATATGGGAGTACTTAAACAACAAGGGGTTACGACCCATATTTTCAGTACTCTCCTAACCCAGGAAATAGTGCAGAAAGCCAAAGGAGTGCTGAAGACAATGATCACACAGTACAACTGCGACTTTCCATTGACACCAGATGTTGAGTTACAAGACTTGACTACCAACACTGTACCTTTCTGGGAGGATTATAACGGAAGGCCCTTTGCTGGTCATATTTTCGGAGAAGTAGCAACTACTTATGGGTTCTCTAATAAGAAGAGTTCCCTTCAGAAGAGTCTGTTAGCGGACTATGCTGAGGAAATATCAGGTGTTTCGGCACATGATGAACTCGGAGCCCCTGTCTTCGGAAAACCACAGATGGGTGGAGGTTTTGTGAATGGAGAGTATAAGTCTCCAGTGACCCTTTTCTATGGCAAGACTGCAGTCACAAGACAGAGTCTTCACAAATTTACCATGGTAATGACGGTCATGGATTTTCTCAGAAAGGTCAAACAGGCCTTACCAGATGAGAAATTTGACTACACCCCAATTTCACCCCTCCAAGCAGTCAAAGGCTGCGAATTCTCCAGCGGAGTTTCGATGCGCCCTATGAATTTGAGCACATCGGCCGGTTATGCTTCCGGAAAGAAAAGCAAATATGTTGAGAGAGATCCTGAAACGCAGAAAGTTTTATCTATCTCTGAAGATACTCTGGAATTAATTGCTCAATGTGAGCAAAGATATCGGAGTAAGAAGATGGTTCATCCTATAGTTGCGTGTCAGCTTAAAGATGAGGCTTTGAAGTATCAGAAAGTTCTTGATCGGAACACTCGCGTGTTCTGTATGAGCCCATTCTACTTCGTAGTCTTGTCGCGCATGTATTTGGGTCATTTTTACTCAATGCTTGTGCATTATTCTCTTGCATTTGATGCCGCCATCGGTTGGAATCTTGCTTCTGCTGATGTTAACCATTTGGTTGACAGAATCAATAAATTTCCAAATACCTTTGATATTGATTTTTCTGGTTTTGACACTAGCTTGTGTCCTGATATTAGGACTATGGCTTTTATGTTTGTCGAGCGTCTCCTAGAAGAAGGAGAAAATGCCGATCTTGAAATAATCAGAGGAATTCTGACTGATGGTATGTATCCGACACTTTTCTTGCAGGGACTTATCTATGCGGCACCTGGTGTGACTCCCTCTGGGAAGTACGCTACTGCAGAAGATAATTCTATTCTCCATGCACTTATAATGCGCTACATCTTCTATCATATGCAACTTGCTAAAGGAGATGATGCCGTAAGATTTGATGACCATGTGTGTCATACAGTGTATGGAGATGATGGGATCTTGTCTGTGAGTGATGAAGTTGTGCCTTGGTTTAACCAAATAACCATCATTGAGTTTGGAAAACAAATGGGTCTATCCATGACCCCTGGAAACAAGACTGATGAATTGCACGCTACTACTGCATTCAAGGACCTTACCTTTTGCAAGAGATCTTTTGTCTATAGGGATGATATACAGAGCTGGGTGGCACCACTCAGCCTGAAATCGTGCCTTAAGACCTTCTCGTTCTATATGCCTTCTAAGTTTGAAACGCCCGCAGAACAACATATCCAGGCGGCAATGTCATGGAACATGGAGTTTTGCTTTCATCTCTCAGAAGAAGAACATTGGGACAAGAGGAAACAATTGATTCAGATTTGTCACGATATCTTTCTAGTTCCAAAGCATACGCTCAGTAAGCGTTTGAAGACTTGGAGAGAGATAATGATCTCGTGTAGATATCTGTCACAGGAGGACCTTCCTAATCCTTTTGTGGAAATTCTTAGGATAGAGGAAGAACAAGATTCAGGACTAACTCTCTTGGACGCGCCTAGCGCTGAAGCGATTCTTCACTCGAATATTCAAATGCTTCATTCTGTTGGTAACGATGCAGATATTCAATGTTGTAGAGGAGGATGTATTTCCTCTCTGAATGCGTGTAGCACAAGCGCAGACAGTAATTTCGTGCAACATGTGACTTTAGAACTTCTAGAGCGCATGACAGTCACTAGGCTCGCGCTGTACTTGCCCATTATTATGGAAAGGATAGCACTTTTGCAGACTGACGTGATGAGATATGCTTCGAGCGATGCCCAGACCCGCCTGAATAGGTACGTGGTTCTGAGAGACGTTGCCAGTATGTCCTTATCCGTTATTAGGCAAAGCGAGCGCGAATTGTATGATCAGACTGGTATAGTCCAAAGTGAAATTCAAAAGACCCAAGGGTCTGGAGAAATGACACATGATGAAACCAGTTCGGTTGTGCAAGAGAACGTAGAAGATTTCGTAGCTGCCACCCCCAGAGAGGATGGCGGCAGGCCCATTGAACTGGACAACACGATGGCTGATGTGATGCTGATACAGCGTTACTTAGCCCGTCCAGTTACTATCGTTGATACAACGATTAATGTGGGACCCGCGAATCATCAGGAGTGGAAGTGGCCAGTTTGGAATTACTGGCTATCAAAAGGTTCAATCCAAGCAAAGATTGCTAATTACGCTTACTTCCGAGGGAGTTTGCGCTTACGCATTACTATTGCTGCGACACCTTTCCACTATGGAGCTCTATTGTTCTCATACCAACCCTTTCAAAACATCAATAATCTCTTTTCAAATGGAGTAGTTCATGCTGGTCCTTACCAGCCTCAGAATCTCAATTTGAAGTACTACAACGTCCGTAATAGCTATTTGTCCCAAGCAAGGATAAAAGCTATAGTTGACATCAGGCAAAATGAGCCAGTGGAACTTGAACTCCCGTTCTTGTGTCCACGAAATGCTCTACACCTGTATTCAACAACTGACGCCTCATCTACGGCGCCTAGCTCGGACTTTGCAGCTATGGGGAACTTGATGTTGACATTCCTGACTCCTGAGATTGGTACTGCTACGGCAAGTACTGCTTCTCCAATTTCCCTCAATATTCTGGCCTTCTGCCCTGATGCTGAACTGTCCATTCCAACTGCTTCGCAGTGGACTATTCAGACACAGAGTCTTAAGGTCACTCATAAAAAGGGACATCATAAGGGTTCTACCCGGAATGATGAGCATGGTGAAGCACCAATTTCGAGTCTAGCTAGTACCGTTGGAGATGTTGCTAGTCGTCTCAAAGACGTGCCCGTCATTGGGTCTTTTGCCTCTACTGTCGAGACAGGAGCTGGTCTTGTGAGAGATGTAGCTAAATTCTTTGGATGGTCTAAGCCTGCAGTTTTGTCTGATCCCATGTATGTCAAGAATATGCCCTTCAATGGGACTGCCTTGGCTATAGGGGGTGAGATGGTCGAGAAATTAACTTTTGACCCTAAAGCTGGCTTGTCTATTCATAATGACTTTGCTCAAACTGATCAAGACGAAATGTCTTTTGAGTATTTGGTTGGGCAAGAGTTTTTCTTCGGTACCGCCCACTGGCAGCAGTCTGATACAGCATTGAGCACTTATTTGTGGTGGAATTTCATCACACCCACATGTGTTCCAACGCTGACACAGGGTGATGAGTGGGCAACTCCATCTACAGTTCCTTATGCTTTTGTACAGCCAACTCCGATGGCTATGATAGCAAAGAATTTTAGTATGTGGCGTGGGACTTTTGTGATGAGGGTGCAAGTCATCTGTTCACAGTTCCACAGAGGACGTTTTATCATTGGCTTCGAGCCTAATATCGTCCAGCTTAATACTATTTCGGGAGTAAATTCAACAATTAACGAACAGCATATGATTATTGTTGATATCCAAGATACTAGGGAAGTTGAGTTTGTAGTAGTGTGGGCTTCTCCAGAGCCCATGTGCGCTGTGTCAACAGCTGGTGTGTTTCCTAATGCACCTCTGCCTTTTAGTACTTCCGCACCTACTACAGCTTACGAAGCTCCCTTGATTGGATGTAGTCAAACCTATGGGGGGAGTGACATCACTCCTACTGTGGCCAATTGGGTTACAGCTAATGTTGCTGGCCCTCCGCCGGCGCCTTCTAAGGTTGGCTTTCTTGATTCCACTTGCTCACCAGGCTATGTGTTTATTCAACCTTTGAATGACCTAGTCTATCCTGATACTTCATCGAGTGGAGTCTATCTCAACATATATCATAGATGGAAAGACGTGAGCTTCGCGGGTCCTGTTCCAGAAAGCCCAATTAGTCGCCAGTTTACAGAGGCAGGTGTTGCCTCGGCCATTATTATGACTGAAACTCAGTCTGTTTTGGTTAAGACTGCTGACTATGACCCTCTTCCCGATGTAGCTGGTGAGGCAGTTGCCTCTTTCCGCTACATGCTCAAACGTCAAAATAATTGTCTGAGTGTATCATTACCTGAAGCCACCACCACGTATACGGGTACGTATGGTGTAGGCTTTCAGGCAGGCATGTTTCCATTCATTCCAGATTATGTCATGATTGGTGCACAAGGAGATGTTTCGCCAGACTATAATGAGCTTTTCTTTGCTCAAGTAGTCACAGGATATGCTACCCTGAGGGGTGGCTACCGGCATCGCACTTATCTGGGTCTTGACCCGGTTACTGCTATCGGAGCAGCACCAAGTGCGTTCCAGATTGCGAGGCGTTTGTACTCTTCTCAGACTCAGAATACTATAGCGACCACCTTGCCTTTCACGCTGGATGCTTCACCGCAAATTCTGGCTACTACAGGTGATAACGTTATACCCGTAGGCGTAGAGGGTGCTGCCCTCACATACGCTGTTAATAATAATGGAATGCAAGTGGAAGTTCCATACAACTATCCGAGAAACTTTCTCACTCCCTTGAGTTATACTCTGGGTCCCACCCAGGGTGCGCTCTGGCCATCTTATGGTCTTTGTTGGGAGTCAGCTGTGTGGATTGGTCCTTCACAAAATGCGAATGTAGGTGCACAGTCATTTATGGATATGTGGATTACTAGTTCATTTGCAGAGGATACCCAAGTGTCGTGGTTTAATGGCTTTACGCCTTTTACTAATACTGGATTCTCTTAATTCCAAACCTATCGTCCTAGGTCAAAGGACACCGCTGCTGGTAACACAGCGGGCTCTTGCGAGGATTCGCG